GGTGCAAAATATGAAGCCGTTATTGGAAGAACAGTTGCTGGATCTGCTAATTTATATTTATTTACAAATGAAAAAGAACCAAAACCTTTTGACTACGAACGTCCATTTGGAAATGGTGGATGGACAACTAGTAAAGGTAGTTTTATGACATTTAGTGGAGTATACGAAAAACAATAACTAAGCAAATGATATAATATATTTAAAGGCAGGCGCCACAGGTGCAGCAGGTGCAACAGAAACATTTACTTCTCAAGACAACAAAACATTAACAGTAACTAACGGAATTATTACAAGCATAGTTTAAAAGTCGTGAGATAATCTAATTATGGCTACTTCTAAATCTATGGACTTTCCTGCTTCAAAATCCTCTAGCTATGCCGATAAAGTTAAAAATGAAAATAGTCAAATAGATAATACTGTTTATATTCCTGTTCCTGGTCCGCAGGGTGAAAAAGGATATCCAGGTAAAGATGGATTAGCAGGCCCAGAAGGACCACAAGGACCAAGGGGTGAACGTGGAATCCAGGGTAAAGATGGAAAAGACGGTAAGCCAGGTCCACAAGGACCTAAAGGGGATCCTGGACAAGTAGAGTCAATACTTAATACATATGGACAATCATCTGGATGGGCAAACTATGATAGTTTAACTAAACAACCATTAAGAGTTGGAGCAAATAGAGGCATAGACGGATGGGTAAATTTATCTGTTGATGGTTTAGGTGATAATACAAATGAGTTATATCTTCCAACTAATAAAGTATCCCTATACAGTACAGAATCTCAAAAAATCAATTTTAAAAGTTTAAAACTAGGCTCAAGGGTAGATGTGGTTTACAACTTAACAATAGAGACTTTTAATAATAACACAGAAATATGGTTTAGGTCTCTTTTTGCAAATGAAGAAGATAGTTTTATTACCTTTGTAGCATCTTTAAAATATCAACATGTTTATGATCTATCTACAACACATACCTTTTTTATCAATAATGAGAAAATGAAAATATTTGGCATTACCCCTCAAATAAGGTCTGATTTAGAAGCTATGGCTACCTTAAATTCTATCTACATTTCAATATCTTGACATGGTATAATAAAACTATGGCATTTCCAGGAGAATTAAATATAAGTTATTACAAGGGTGACACCTATGAGTTTAAAATTTACCCTAAAAAAACAGATGGTACAGTATTTAATATGTCTGGTTATTCTGTAAAATTTTCAATGGCTACAGAAAGAGGATCTTCAACTATTATTGAAGGTTACGCATCTATATCTTCTGACAATACATATGTTCTTTGTGCAATTACCCCAGGTAATGGTGCATCTTTAATTTCTGGAACACAATATGTTTATGATGTTGAAATTAAAAAAGCTTCTACTCCATATACTTTAGTTAATACTTTGCTAACTGGAACAATTACTGTAACAAATCAAGTAACTCCAGCAGGAGCTTAATATGACAGAAATTTTATTATCTTCAGAAGATATTACTGTTTTTGGAGGACCATCGTCCTTAAATGTTGAAGTTGATTTTGGCCCAACTGGTGAACGTGGCAGTCAAATTTTTGTAGGATATGGAAAACCAAATTTAACAGAAATTGGACAAGTTCCAAGTCTTCTTGATCTTTATATTAATTTACTTGTTTCTGATGATGAGTATTTATATTTATATCAATATCAAAACGTTAGTGGGATAAATACCTGGGAACCAATTATTGATTTAATTCCAAATCTTTATTCTGTTAATTTTCAAAAAACATTTACAGATGGATCAACAACAATATTAATACCATTAGTAAGCATAGATCCATCTGCTGTGGGTTTAGATTCTAGTAATTTTAATATTCAACATTCAATAGTAAATAATACAAACCCAGTATCTTCTTCTCTTTCTGTAGGCTCAATTATAGATGATTCTGGAATTTTATGTCTTCCTATATCTATAAATGCAATTGAGTATAGTGGAACTTCTTGGAGTAATCTGTCTGGATCTAAAAATGTCCATATACTGATTACTGTGGTATAATCTAAAGTGGTGATAAATTATGGCTGAAAATATTGATAACACAGTAGGTGGAACTGGATTATATAATACCAAGATTCCAAGTTTTGATGAGGCAGCAGATATTCAAGCAGCCCTAAGACTTTACCATTATGGATCTAGTTCATATGATACAACAAATACTGATCCAGCCCAACTTCCAAATCCATCTTTAGCAAGACATTTAAAAATTTTACAAGATGATATTGATAGCGTTGATGCAAAAGGAATTGGATCCGTTTACTCTGCTACAGCCCCAACATCTCCAATAGATGGTTATGTTTGGATGGATTCAACAACATCTAGTGCATCTTCGGTTGGTATTCCAACAGCAGTTTATACAAACTCAGCACCAACTACAGGATTAACAGACGGACTTCTTTGGGTAGATAAAGATTCATCACCACTAAAAATGTATATCTATAATGCTACATCATCTGACTGGAAAGAGATTGGTGCATAATGGCTAAATCATCAGAACAAGAATTAAAAGAAATTGGAATTGCAAAGTTAGTTGCACTTGGATTAACTGAAGCAGAATTAAGAGCATTGGGGTTGAGATCAGATGACAATTAGTTCTAATGGAAAAGTAGCATATGTTTATCAAGATTCAACATCTACTTGGCATCCAGTAGCAGGAACAACAAGTACTGGAGCTAATTATGCATGGACTGGAACACATAATTTTGGTTCAGCAGTTACTTTGACAGAAGTTTTAACGGCTAAAGCTGGAGTAAATAATTTTTTAAATACAGCAGCAAGAGATGCAGCACTTCCATCACCAACTAATGGTATTGTTTGTTTTGTTCGTCAAAATGATAATGGTAATGAAATTAATGAACTTCAATACTATGATAATGCTTGGCGTTCATTAAATGATGCCACTACGCTTTTGCCAAAAACAGCAAGTTATACAGCTGCACTTTCAGATGCTGGTAAAACTGTTACTATGAATGTTGCAACAGGAAATACAGTTACAATACCGCCAAATTCAAGTGTTGGATTTATTAATGGATCAAGATTTGATATTATTCAACTAGGTGCTGGTCAAACAGAAGTAGTTGCAGGTGTAGGTGTTACTATTTATAGCAAAAATTCAAATAAGAAAATTGCTGCAAGATACTCAGGTTGTACAATTTTTAAAATTGATACAAACGAATGGGTACTTATTGGCGATTTGACAGCGTAGGCTTAAATGCTGGGGGTAATAGGCCTATTGGCATCATCATCACAACAAATACCCCTTAATGTTACAGGATTATCTGCAATAGACGTTGGAACTCTTAGACCATACTTACTAACCGCTAATACTACTTCAACAATTTCAGCATCAGGAACTGGTGGAGCAGTATCTCTTGTTTGGACATTACCAACTAACTCACCTGCAGCAACATCTTATACAATTACTACAACTCCATCTACATATACTGTTATAACTGGATCTTCAACACCGTCTTATATTTTTCAAGGACTTGCTTCAAATGTTTCTTATACATTTACTGTAATAGCTACAAACTCTTCTGGATCTTCATCAGGAACTACCTCTTCTTCTGCAACATCAACTACAGTTCCTGCTCAAATGTCTGCTCCAACCCCAACAGCTGGAGTTAATCAAAACTCTATTGCCTTTACAGCTCCGATTAACGGCGGTAAGACTATTACTGGATACACAGTAAATGGTTCTGATTCGACTACTGGAACAGGTGCTACATCTCCAATACTTATTTCTGATACTGGTGGAACATCACAGACTTATACAGTTAGAGCAACTAATGCTAATGGTACTTCTATTGCATCTCCTGCATCTATTTCTATTACCACTACGCCTCCATTCTTCCCGCCATTCTTCCCACCATACTTCCCATTCTTCCCGCCATTCTTCCCACCATTCTTCCCATATTTCCCTCCTGCACCAACAATTTCTAATCTTTCCTACACAGCAACAGGTGAAACAACTGGAACCCTTACTTTTACAACAACTGCTGAAACAATATTATTTACAGGCAGTGCAACAAATTATCCATCACCATATAATTATGGAGCCTATACATCTTATACACCATCATCACCTTCAACTGGTTGGGGAGGAAGACTCGTTGCAATGACGCAGGGGCAGTCATATACTGTTTCTGTTACAGTTTCTCCAGGTGCAGCAAGTCAAACAATTACATTTACTCATTCTTACATTGTTTCACCATTCTTCCCGCCATTCTTCCCACCATACTTCCCATTCTTCCCGCCATTCTTCCCATACTTTTCTATAGGAACACCAGCTACACCATCAAATGTTTCAGTAAGTCCTAGTGGATCTGTATCTTGGACAGCATCATTATCTGGTCCAACAGCAACAAGCTTTTTAGTTCAGTACTATTTAGCTCAAGATGCCAGCGGAACAAATTCTTCTGGTCCTTATTATTCATCACCTGACGCTGATTCATCTCCTTATCAGATACCATACTCATCACCTAATAACTGGGCAAGAGCAAGAGTAGCTGCAAGAGGAGCAGATGATACACTATCATCTTATTCATCATGGTTCCCATCAGCTTCAACATATATTTAAAATATTTAAATAAAATAAAAAACCCCTACCGCTTATGATAGGGGTTCTTTATATTTTAATTTTAATTAGGAAAGCGACTCATCCACATTTTTGTTTTAGCTGTAATTCCATGCCAAGCAGACCAATCTTTTCCACCACCTGACATATGAAATGCAATTTGTGCATTAATGACAGGATTTAACAAATCTGAATTAGAAACAAGATCAAACTTATCTCTTCGTTCAGGACCTAATGAGCTAATCATATTTATTTGAAAGATGCCATAAGAACTGTCTCCAGTTTTAACATTTCCATTAAATCTAATTGGCTGTCCATTAGATTCTTTTTTGGCTACTGCCCAAGCTTCCTTTAGATTGTTGCCCCTAAAGCCAACAAGGTATAAAAGTTCCTTAAGTTCACCATCGGTTAAAAAACCTTTATTTTCAAACTTTTTTAATTTTTCTTCCGTAGAAACACTTAAAGCCTCTTGCGAGGCTGAATCTACGGGTACTACAATTTCCGTACTTATATTATTGCGTTCACTAGCATTAGCAACATTTAAACCTTGTGCTACCATTACTATAATCGTGAGTATGCCGATGAGTTTTTGTTTATCTTGTGTTATGTTCATCTGTTTCCTCCTTAGAAACGAAAAACCCTTTTCAGGGTTGTTACTCCCAAGTATAACATAATTTTGTTATCAAAGTCAACTATGAGCGTAGAACGTGGTATAATAAATATACTATGGCTACTGGAAATACAGATGATGGTTTATTTAATTTACCTTACCCGCTTGCAGAAGATCCTGTAAATGTACACGGAGACATTGAGGCATTAGCTGATAGATTAAAAATTATTTTACCTCCACTTGGATTATCTCAATTTCAAATTCAAGTAAAAAATACTGGGGGATCAACACTTTCAGCAGGAACACCAATATATGCAACAGGATATACTACAGTCACAACTGTTTCAAAAGCAATTCCAACAACTACATCTCCTATTTTAGGATTATTAAAAACTAGTTTAGCAAACAATACCGAAGGTATTGCAGTTGTAGCAGGAGTTATGGAAGACATTAATACTTCTGGTTTTTCTAATGGAGATGTTTTATATGTTGCAGAGTCTGGTGGATTAACAGCAACACGGCCAGCATCTGGTTCTGGTGCAGTTGGAATTGTAGCTCATGCAGCCTCATCTGGAATTATTATTGTTGAGGCAAAAGGCAACGGGACATGGGGGGCACTAAAGGCTGGACTAGCCTAATAGTGATATAATAAACAAATGGCAACTACTCGTGGATCAGCAAACTCTTATGACATTGGAAATAAACCTCCAACAGTTCTTTGGACTGTAGTTCGTGGAGATACTTCAGGTTTTAGAGTCTATGCTACAGATGATGCAAAAGTTGCTTTAAATATTCCTGATTGGGATATTAGTATGAAAATTAAAAGACCGAACAGTGTTGCTAATCTTGGAGTTATTACAGATGATGCTACAACAGTTATGATTTTAACTCCCGCTGCTGATCAAAATGATGGTCCAGGAGAATTTACAGTTTGGCTTGAAGCAGCACAATCTCAAAATCTTCAAACAGGAGACATTTTTGATATTCAATTGTCAGACCCTACAAGAGTTTGGACAGTAGCTCAGGGTGCAATGAGAATTCTTGAAGATGTAACAGATTAATGGCCAGAGCATTAATACTTGATGAATTAAACAATAAAACAAAAAGTATTTATCCAATAGACTATCCAGCAAAAGTGGTAGTTAAAGATATACTTTTATTTAGAGTTAAGTTTATTCCTATACAGATTGAATCTCTTTTTGGCAACCCCCCAGGAATTGGGCTTCAAGTAATTGGTTATAGCAACTACATTCTTTAATAATCTAATTAAATACATGTTATAATATCAACATGGCTAGAATATCACTCGCAGGCGTAAAGGCTCTATTCCAAACAGGAGATAGACCAACTCAAGAAAATTACGAAGATTTAATCGATACACTTTCTGCTCAGTCTACTGATCTTGGATCAGCAGGTAATAATGAGAGCACAATTAATGGCATTGAAAATTCAACAGTCGTAGACAGCTTTGATGCAACAGTATGGCGTTCAGTTACTTATGCTATTTCAATTTCAAAAACTTCTGCAGGAGATAATAAATTCTATGCAACTAAACTAGATATTCTTATTGACGGATCAAATGTATCTGTTAATGAGTATGCAATAATTGACAATGATGGGAATATTGGCACCATTAATGTTTCTCGCACTGGAAATACCGTGGCTATATCAGTCACTCCAGACGCTGCGATCAAGCCAGTCACTGTACGATATTCTCGCATAGGACTTAAGGCATAACTAAGGAGATATAAAAATGGCAACAGTAAATAAAGATTTTAGAATTAAGAATGGTCTTGTCGTTGAGGGTTCAACTGCAACAGTTAACGGCAAGAATATTATCACAGCAGGCGTCGTTGATGCTAAGGGTGATTTAATAGTTGGTAGCGCAGACGATGCAGTAGCACGTTTAGGCGTTGGTACAAATGGTCAAGTTCTTACAGCAGCATCAGGTGCAACCTATGGTGTTCAGTGGTCAGATCCAGCAGCAGTTGGTGTATTTGGAGAAAGCATTGTATTTGAAGGTGCTACAGCAGATGCATATGAAACAACTCTTGCAGTAACTGATCCAACAGCAGATCGTACAATCACATTTAAAGATGCTTCTGGAACAGTAGCATTTACTTCAGATATTCCTTCATCAACAACTGGATTATCAGAAGGAACAAACCTTTACTTCACAGATGAGCGAGCACAAGATGCTATTGGTTCAAATGTTGGAACAGGTCTTTCATACAATGATACTACAGGTGCAATTTCTGTAACTGCAAATACATATGATGCATACGGTGCAGCATCTTCAGCACAATCTGCTGCAGAGTCAACTGCTTCAGGTTATGTTTCAACACACGCAGGTCTTACAGCAACACACGGTGTTACTGGCGCAATTGTTGGTACAACTGACACACAGACACTTACAAATAAGACACTTACAAGTCCAACAGTTTCAGGTCTTACACTTTCAGACGGATCAATTGTTCTTGAAGGTGCAACTGCTGATGCATTTGAAACAACACTTACAGTCACAGACCCCACTGCTGATCGGACAGTAACATTCCCAGATGCTACAGGTACTGTTGCTCTTACAAATAACAAGTTGAGCGCATTTGCTGCAACTTCATCATCAGAACTTGCTGGAGTAATTTCAGACGAAACTGGTACTGGAGCACTTGTTTTTGCTAATACTCCAACACTTGTAACACCAAATATTGGTGCTGCAACTGGTACATCTTTGGTTCTTTCAGGGGACCTAACAGTTAATGGTACAACAACTACAATTAACACAGTAGATACTTTAGTTACAGATAAAAACATTACAATTGGTAACGTAGCAACCCCAACAGATGCAACAGCAGATGGTGGTGGTATTACTCTTAAGGGTGCTTCAGACAAGACTCTTAACTGGGTAAATTCAACTGATGCATGGACATCTTCTGAGCACATGAATCTTGCTTCTGGTAAAGCATATTACCTAAATGGCACAGTACTTAAGGAAGTTACAGAAACTCTTAAGAACAAGACAATCAATGGTGCAGATAATACACTTTCAGTAAGAATTGCAAATGATGTTACTGGTCTTGGAACTGGCGTAGCCACATTCCTTGCTACACCATCTTCTGCAAACCTTGCATCAGCATTAACTGATGAGTCAGGATCTTCAACTGTAGCGTTTACAAATAGCCCAACTTTTGTTACTCCAACACTTGGAGCAGCAAAGGCTACATCTATTGAATACCCAGACTCACTTGCTGGATCTTCAACAGCAACTGCTGGAACATCAGCAACTACAGTTGATACATGGTCAGCAACAACATACTCAAGTGCTAAATATTTAGTTCAGATGAAAAAATCTGGGGATATTGAAACAATTGAAGTACTTGTAACAGTAGACGGAGCAAATAACGTTTATGTAACAGAGTATGCTGATGTAATTAGCAATGTTACTCTTGGAACAGTTTCTGCAGCATATAGCTCTGGAGATGTTATTCTTACAGTAGAAGCAGCAGCAGCAGGTACTTCAGTTAAGTTACATAAGACTTACATTGAAGCATAATTTAAAATAAATTAAGTAAAAAGAAAAGAGGACGGGAATGGCAACTACTACTAAAGACTTTAAGGTTAAACACGGTTTATCCGTAACTAACGGAGGCTCCTTTGGTGGAGCGGTAGTAGTTGCTACCCCAACTGAAAGTACTCACGCAGCAACTAAGGGCTATGTGGATAATAAGGCACCTAATGTGCCAAGAGCAGCAACTGCTCCAGCTGATCCTATAGATGGACAGCTATATTATGATACAGTTTTCAACAGAATGCATATTTTTTATGATTCCAGTTGGAGAGCATTGGCAAATGTTGCAGATGCTGAATTTTTACAAGAGCATATTCACGATACCTCAATTGGTGGAAGTGGATTGCTTGCAAGTATATTTGTTGAAGCAGGAACCTACAATACTGAGGGAGTTCTAATAGAAACTGGTACATACAATACAGTTTTATTTAGTCAAACTTGGGATGGTGGACTTTCAGCAGATAACTTCAACTAAAATAGTGTTATAATAATATAAGTAATGGGTAGCACCCAGAAGGAGATTTAAATATGGCAACTAGAATGCAACAGCGCAGAGGAACTGCAGCTCAATGGATTTCTTTAAATGATGGGGCTGGTCCAATCCTTGCATCTGGTGAGATTGGTTTTGAAACAGACACTAATCAGTTTAAGATTGGTGATGGTATCAATCACTGGGCAGACCTTTCATATTTTAAAAATTTAGAAGATCTTGGTGGATCTCTTGATGACTATATTCTTCTTACAGCTAAAGGAGCAGCATCTGGAGTTGCAGAACTCGATGCTTCATCAAATATTTTAGCACCAGTTGGAATTGTTTTTGAAGGTGCTACAGCAAATTCGTATGAAACTACAATACAAGTTCAAGATCCAACAGAAGATCGGACTATTACATTTCCAAATGCTACAGGTATTGTTGTTCTTTCTGATTCAAGTGGAAATGTTACTATTCCAGGAAATTTTACGGTATCTGGAACAACAACAACTGTAGATAGTACAGTAATTAATATTCAAAATGAACTTAAATTTGAAGGAGCAACCGCAAATGCTTATGAAACAAGTGTTGTAGCAGAAGATCCAACAGCAGATAGAACAATTACACTACCTAATCTAACAGGAACTGTAGTTCTTCATGAGGGTGCTCAAAGTTTATTTAATAAGTCAATTAATTTAAATTCAAATACTTTACTTGGTACTATTGCAGAATTTAATACTGCTGTATCTGATGCTGACCTAGCAACACTTGCTGGAACAGAAACTTTAACCAATAAAACTTTAACATCCCCAAAAATTAATGAAAATGTTGCAGTTACAGCAACTGCTACAGAATTAAATTATGTAGATGGAGTAACTTCAGCAATTCAAACACAACTAGATGCAAAATTATCTTCAGCAACAGCTTCAACAACATACCAACCTTTAGTCTCTGGAGTATCTGACACAGAGATTGGATATCTTGATGGAGTAACTTCTGCTATTCAAACACAGATAAATGCTAAACTAGCATCTTCAACAGCTTCAACAACATATGCACCAATTGCTTCACCTACATTTACTGGAACAGTTTCAGGTATTACAAAAGCAATGATTAGTCTTGAAAATGTAGATAACACATCAGATGCTAATAAACCAGTTTCAACTGCTACACAAACAGCACTTGACCTAAAAGCTGCACTTGCTGGACCAACATTTACTGGCACAGTCGTTCTTCCTTCTACAACTTCAATTGGAACAGTATCAAATACTGAAATTGGATACCTTGACGGAGTAACTTCTGCCATTCAAACACAACTAAATAATAAACAACCAATTATTAGTGGAGTATCAGATGTTGAAATTGGATATTTAGATGGAGTAACATCTGCTATCCAGACTCAATTAGATGCTAAGTCAACTGCTTCTAAAACAGAAACACTTACAAATAAAACTTTAACTTCTCCAGTAATTAACACACCTACTGGAATTACAAAATCAGATGTAGGACTTAGCAATGTTGATAATACAACAGATGCAGGAAAACCAGTTTCAACTGCTACTCAAACAGCACTTGATCTAAAGGCTAACCTTGCTGCACCAACATTTACTGGTACAGTAGTTCTTCCTTCTACAACTTCAATTGGAAATGTTTCAGCAACTGAACTTGGATATGTTGATGGAGTTACATCAGCTATTCAGACTCAATTAGATGATAAGTTGTCAAAGGCTGGCGGAACAATGACAGGAGCACTTACACTTTCAGGTGCGCCTACAGTTGACCTACATGCAGCAACAAAACTTTATGTTGATAATGTTGTAGCTGGACTTAATTTCCACCAGCCAGTACGTGTTGCTACAACAGCAAATATTACACTAAGTGGAACACAGACAATTGATGGCGTATCAGTAATTGCTGGAGACCGTGTTCTTGTTAAGGATCAAACAACACAAACTCAAAATGGTATTTATGTAGTATCAGCAAGTGCATGGTCACGTGCAGCAGATGCAGATAATACACCTGATGGCGAACTTAAGGGTGGAGATTTTACTCTAGTACTTGAAGGCACTGTTGGAGCAGGGTATGGATATGTTTGCTCTAATACATCAGCAATTACTATTGGAACAACTAACGTAACATATGTAGCATTTAATGCTGCTAAAGCAATTACAGCAGGTTCTGGTTTAACAGAATCTACACCAGGAACACTTGATATTGCAACTGGCGGAGTTACATCAGCAATGATTGCAGATGGAACAATTGTAAATGCCGATATAAATGCATCTGCAGCAATCGCAACATCTAAAATCTCAGGCCTTGACACAGCACTTTCTGCTAAAGCACCACTTGCAGATCCAACATTTACTGGAACAGTAACGGTTGCAGCATCTGGAATTGCATTTACAGACGGTACACAGACAAAAGAAGGTGTTCCATCACGTACACCAATTGTTCAAAAGACTGCTTCATATACACTTTCAGCACTTACTGAAAGAGACTCTTTAGTTGAAGTTTCTTCAGCATCTGGAACAACAATTACAATTCCAACAAATACAGCAGTAGCGTATCCAATCGGAACTTCAATTGATATTCTTCAAACCTCAACAGGTCAAGTAACAATCGCAGGAGATACTGGAGTAACAGTAAATGCTACACCAGGATTAAAACTAAGAACACAATGGTCATCATGTACACTATTCAAGAGAGCAACAAACACTTGGGTAGTTTACGGAGACCTAACAGCATAATACAGTAGTATAATTTAATAGACTAAGGGAGTTTTAAATGGCAAAAAAGGCTGGAAGACATTCACAACAAGCGAATGACTTTTTGCAACCCCTTGATGTCACAAGTTTAACAGCTACTGATGTTGGAACAGCTCGGCCCTATTTAGCTACCGCAAATACTACTTCTGCAGCTTCTGCAGCAAATACAGGAGCCGCTGTAAGCCTTTCCTGGACCCTTCCAGCGCTGTCCCCAGCAGCAACTACTTATATAATTACTACTACTCCAGCAACTTATACTTGGGATACTGGATCTGCAACAACTTCAGCCACTTTTCAGGGACTTGCTTCAAATACAGCATATACATTTACAGTTAAAGCATCTAATAATTCAGGAACAGCAACTGGAACTACTTCAGGATCAGTAACAGTAACTACAGTTCCTGCTCAAATGTCTGCTCCAACCCCAACAGCTGGAGTTAATCAAAACTCTATTGCTTTTTCAGCACCAGCAACTGGTGGAAAATCAATTACTGGATATACAGTAACAGGATCTGATGCAACATCTGGCACAGGAGCATCATCTCCAATTGTAATTTCAGATACTGCTGGCACTTCACAAACTTATACAGTTACTGCCACTAATGCTAATGGAACTTCTGCTGCCTCAGTTGCATCTGGATCTATTACTACTTTATCACCATTCTTCCCCCCATTTTTCCCGCCGTTCTTCCCATTCTTCCCATTCTTCCCACCGTTCTTCCCACCTTTCTTCCCATTCTTCCCACCATTCTTCCCACCTTTCTTCCCATTCTTCCCATTCTTCCCACCGTTCTTCCCACCTTTCTTCCCGTTCTTCCCACCCTTCTTCCCACCATACTTCCCATTCTTCCCATTCTTCCCACCGTTCTTCCCACCTTTCTTCCCGTTCTTCCCACCTTTCTTCCCACCTTTCTTCCCACCTTTCTTCCCACCTTTCTTCCCAAGTTTTGTAGTTTATAGATTCTGTACAACTTCAAACGTAACAAACGGACAGTGTCCTACTGGTTGCGGTAACAAGTGTGGTGCTGGTTCAGGCAGTACCTGTGGAGCATTACAATATGGAAATGGTAGCGTACCTTGCGATTCAGGCTTCTAAAGATAAAGGATAAAAAATGATTACAATGGCAGATATAACTTACTCATCAATACATGATGAAAATGGTTTAGCTTTAGTATTAGTTATTGATGGTCAATGTTTGTATGACTTTCCATCAACAGCTTATGGAGCAGAGCTTTTTACAAAAAATAAAGGTATTGAAGATATTTCATCTGAATATCCAGATTATGACGGCATGACACTTAAAATAATTAAAGAAGATGGTTTTGAAATTTTACAGGTAGCAGAGTATATTGGATCAATTATGATTAGTAGTCCTCAAGTTTTAGATTTAAATTTATATCCTAATGGAGAATATGTTGTTTCACCAAATGCAACTTTTGACGGAGAAAAATTTAATATAACATATTAATATTAAAATTATTATATCTTTTATGCTATAATTAATTTATAACATTGGAGAATATATGTCAGAAAAAAGTGCATGGCAAAAATATAAAGAAAAAAATGGCGCAACTCCCTTAGATATGCTTAATCCAAATACAAAACGCATACCTGATGAAGACGCTCAAAAAAGATTTGATATTTGTAACACTTGCCCAGAACTAATTAAAGTAACCTCTCAATGCAAACAATGTGGTTGTTTTATGAAAGTTAAAACCAAATTAGAAATTGCTAAATGCCCAATAGGTAAATGGTAGCCCTTGCTAATTTTTGATTAAAATAGCATCTTTATGCTATAATAAAGTTATACCACTTAAAGATAGGAATTTTATGAATACTTATGATGAAAATGATAATCCTTGGTTTACCAAAGATAGATCAGAAACAGCTTCAAAAAGAATTGCAAGACTAATGCCTCAAAGTAATATTAGTGTTAGTAATCCAGGTTTAGGTTTAAATATTTATCATAATGTTTTTTCTAAAGATGATTCCGAAAGATACATCGACACACTTGAGCATAATTTATCAGGAGATAAGAAGTATAAATGGTCAGAGGCTAAAGTAACAAACTCCGATGCTCCAATTAAAAAAGCAAGAGATTGTGTAGATTTTAAATACAAGCAAGAAAACCTTGGACCAAGAGATGAACATAATGGTGATCTAATTGATTTACATGAAGAGATATATCAAAAGTTAAAACTATGCATTGATGATTATGCACATTATTGGGGTATTAATGTTACATATTACGAAGCGTTTAACTTTGTAAAATATGAAGGAGAAGGAACTCACTTTAATATTCATGCTGATCATGGTCCTGCTTACAACTGTACAGTATCTGCTGTTATTTATATTAACGATGATTATGAAGGAGGAGAAATTAAGTTTCCAAGATTAGATAACTTTGTTCATACTCCAAAAGTTGGTGATATAGCTATATTCCCTTCAAACTATATTTATGAGCATGCATCGCTGCCAATGAAAAAAGGTACAAAATATTGTGTTGTTATTATGACAGATATTAATGAACTGAGTCATTAATGAATATGTTAGCGATATTTAAATCTTTTAGACCTTGGTTAAATAAAGATAGTTTTTCTGTTCCAGCACCAACACAAAGTGTTATTCCTCAATGGTATAAAGATGCAGATAGGTTTGCTAAAAATCCAATTAATAATGAATATTATAAAGCACCCAAAGAAACCTGTCCATTTCCCAAAGAAGGAACTGTAGATGATTACGGAAAAATTCCTACATGGAAAGCGTGTCCAGCAATTATGGATGCATTTTCAACTGGATATGTTTTTAAAACCCCCTGCGATTTAACATTTTTTAAAAACTCACAAGGAATTATTAATGTAAAGATTGAAGACAAAAGATATCAAGATTTTTGTACTCAAAGACCTTCAATGCCACAGTTTGAGCATCCATTAGGGTATTACAAGCATCACTTTGCTTGGAGTTCAGACTGGGGACTTGAACTTCCTGAAGGATATAGTGCTTTATTCATGACACCAATGAATAGGTTTGATCTTCCATTCTTAAATACAACAGGAATTGTTGACTCAGATAAGGTTCACTTGCTTGGAAGTTTTCCATTTTTTATTGCAGAAGGTTGGGAAGGAACAATCCCAGCAGGAACACCATATTTACAAGTCTTGCCATTCAAAAGAGAAAACTGGGAAAGTAAAATAGAAATATTAGGACAATCTGAGATCTATGATAAAATGTTTAACAACATGAAGTTTTATAGACAGCCTGACGGCGGAGTGTATAAAAATAAAGTTTGGTCAAGAAGAGAATACAAATAAGGAGAATAAAGTGAAAACATGGACAGAAAAAATAGACCTTGGAAATGGAATATATGTTTACAAGGGTGTAATTAAAAAAGAAATTGATGTAATAAAAAGAATTGAAGATAACCTTAAACCAGAAGGAGACAATACTGGTTATAGCTGGCAGCCTGCCTATGTTGGATATAAACAACTTATGCCAGATTACAGAGATTGCAATGATTTTAAGTTCAAGAAAACAGATCTTGAAAATGATAAAAGCGAAGTTAGTTTAAATCTTCAATCTCTTTGGCAAGATCTATATGACGTAAAATCTCCAGCAGTAGAAGATTATTGCAAAATGTATAATATTAATAATTTAAAATATTGGGAAGCTTTTAATTTTATTAAATATGGTAAAGGTCAACATTTTATGGAACACCATGACCATGGTTTTTCTTATAACTGTACTGTATCTTTAGTTTCATATGTTAATGATGACTACGAAGGTGGAGAGCTTTTCTTTAGACTACAGAACTTAAAAGTTAAAGCAGAGGCTGGAGATTTGTTTATTTTTCCATCAAACTTTATGTATCCTCATCAAGCAATGCCAGTAACTTCAGGAACTAAATACTCTATTGTTACCATGCTTGACTATAGCAAAAAGTTTCACACTCCAGAAATGTATAGTGCAGAGGCAGACTAATGTTTAATATCTCAGTTGAAAAAACACAAGGAGCTTTATTTGATATTAAGCCTATGTCAATTAAAAGAGATTGGATGGATGTAACATCAGAGGGCCATGCTTATAGATGTTTTCCAGTAACCCAATCAAATGTAATTGGTTGGAGCCTTTCTTGTGTAAAAGATATTGAGTTTATTTGGGATGGAGTTAATGACCAAACTCCAGATCATGTTCAAGTTTTTAGTCCAAATGGAGCTTATGGTGGAAGAGGTCAATCTTCTATAAGTTTAAACACTGGTTTAATTTTTCGAACAGATATGGATGTGAGTATTTTTACTATTAATCCAGTAAATTATTTTAGTGATGAGTTTGAAACAATGTCTTCTTTAATTAGTACTTCTTTTTATGACAACCCTTTGCCTTTAGCTATTAAAGCAAAAATTGCAAATAAAAAAGTAGTAATTAAATCTGGAACACCAGTTGCTACAATTATTCCTATATCATTATCAAATTTGAATGGTACAAATATTCAAATTGTTGAATATCAAGATCCAGATAGAAAAAGACTTGAGGCTAATATTTCTTATGGATCTGCTGCTCAAAAAATAAATTCTACTGGAAAATGGACAGATTGGTATAGAGATGCTATAAATGAAAAAGAAGAATCTCAAGGTTCTCACGAAGTAAAAACATTAAAATTAGGTGTAATTGATAATACGAAAGGTGATATAATATAAAAATGCAATCAAATAAAGATTCTTATACAGTAGTCAAAAGAACACCATCTATAACTCCATCTGGATGGTTTGGAGATAGCAAAGACATGATTGTTGAGTTAGAAAATTTTATGACCCAAGAAGAAATAGAATTTTTAGAAAAAGCTGCTAAATCTTTAACAATTTGGGATGTCACCGAAAGCCATATGAATGAAAATGGAACTGTTACATATGACTCAGATTATTGGAAAGATAGGGTTGCAACTAGTCCAACATTAAATAAAAATGATCCAACTATTGCACCAGTAATTGCTGGTCTGTTTGAAAGATTAAAACCAATTGTTGAAGAATTTTATAAAGTAGAAGTTATTCCAACTGGGACAACTATTGTTAAATGGCTTCCTGGACAATTTCAAAAACCTCATGCAGATAAAGAATTACATGAAGGACCTGATGCTGGAACACCTAATGATTTTCCAAACTATGATCTTTCAAGTTTGTTTTATTTAAATGATGACTATGAGGGTGGGGAATTATATTTTCCATTACAAGGAGTTCAGTTTAAACCTAAAAAGGGTGCTGCTTATTTTTTCCCAGGCGACAAAAACTATATTCATGGAGTTACAGAAATAAAAAGTGGTTTAAGATTTACCTGTCCATTCTTCTGGGAAATAACTAAACATACAGGAGACAGACAGCCATGACATATCCCTTGGTAGATAGCAATCTTGAGGCAATAGAAATATATCCTCATATTCTTGTATATAAAAATCTTTTTAAAGATATTTCAAAATCTTATAAAGTTTTAACAGATTCTTTTGTAGAAACAGAAGATAGACTTTTTACTAATTGGACACAATGGTCTATTTTTGGAGACTACCTTAATCCAATTATTCCTGGTTTTTCTATGTCAGATAAATACGGAAATTTAAAAAATATAGAAGCAAAAACACCAATTCAAGAAGATCAAAAGAATTTTGGCATAGAAATGATGGAAAATTTTCATTTAGTTACAGAAGATTATATTAAAAGATATAACATTGATGTAGATTTAAATGCAACTGCTATTGATGAAGATGGTAACACTATTCCTACTTGGAGATGGACAGGTGGAACAATAGGTAAGTATCACATTAGTACTAGTGATCAAGAAGTTGGAATGAGATATCATTCAGATTATCAAAGAGAACAAGGTTCATCCCCAGGTTATAAATTTGTAATAACATGCACAATATATTTTAATGATGATTATGAGGGTGGAGAGATTGATTTTGCAATGGGTGACAATCTTGTAAAGTATAAGCCAGAAGCAGGAGATCTATTAGTTTTCCCATCAGGGCATCCAGAGTATCTTACAGAAGATGGAATGCCATATCTACATGGTGTTATGCCATCATATAATAAAAATAAAATTTTATCAAGAATGTATTGGCAAAAATATCAAAAAGGAACTGATGAATGGTATGCAAAAGAAAACGAATTTGGAAAAAAAGTTTGGGCCAGCATGCAACCAGCATTAGAGGAACAATTTAGAAAAGACCATCCTCAAAGAACTACAATAGAAAATGGAGTAAGAATACAATGAATCTAAATGATAAAATTAGACTAACAAAAGATATTGTTGTTTATAAAAATTTTATAAATAAAGAAGATTGCAAGAAAATGATTCAAGCCTTAGATGCTCAAGCAGACAATGGTGCACTTTCTTGGATGCCTATTTCATTTTATGAATCTTATTCTTCAGTATTGCCACAAGATAACGATAAAGAATTAATTGATGCTAAACTATCTCCAACTATATTTTCAGACATTGAAAAAACAATGCCAGAGGCAATTGCTTCAGTTCATGACCTTGATCCAAAAACAATTTCTAAGATTGGATACCATACACAAAAGTGGGAGCCAGGAGCATATGCAAGAGTGCACTCAGATAATACAGATGCTGAAGGTAATTCAGGTGCATTTACAAGAAGCCGTTATGCAGGATTTCTATATTTAAATGATGATTTTCAAGGAGGGCTACTTAAGTTTCCAAGTCAAGATATAGAAATTAAACCAGAAGCTGGAATGCTTGCTGTTTTTGATGGGGGATTTAATAATATGCATGAAGTATCATTAATAGAAAGTGGAGTAAGATACACTATAGGATCTTTCTGGGACGACAGAGAAGAAGATGCTTACCCACAAGAACTAAGAGATGCCTGGGCTGCAGAAATGAAAGAGACAAGAGCAAAGCAAGAAATTGAAAGAGCCGAATGGCAAGAACTTTTAAAAGAAGGCTGGAAATTAGATGATAAAGGTAATAAGTATAAAGTAGAAGAATTGGGAAAAAATGTCTAATTTTCTAACCGACATACTAAAAGAAAATAATTTTCAGATTGAAGAAGTCACTAATGATATTGTTTTAATTAAAGATTTTATTTCTGATAATGAATTAAAACAAATATTTGAAATTATAAATTCAACCCCAGATGAAGAATGGTTTATTGAATATTTGTCTAATTTAAAAAGATTTTGTTTTCAAAAATTTGGCAGAGACGATGTTGATAATTTAGTTGCTGAAGGCAAATTTGAAATAACTCAAAACTGGCAAGATAAAAATTTAAATATAGGAAAATATTTATTTCAAAAAGTAATATATGATAGACTAAATGATTTAGTTCAAGTAGTTGATAATACAATAGAGTTAAGCGGTTTTGCTACAATTCAAAGAATGCAAGAAGGAGTTGAGCTAAAAGCTCATACAGATCAAGATACAGATCCATCAATTAGATATGCTGCTATTTTATATTTAAATGATGACTATGTTGATGGAGAGCTATTCTTTCCAATTAATGGTTTAGAGTTTAAACCAAAACCTGGAACAATGCTTATTTTTCCAGGTAATTCAGAATATAATCATGGAGTAAAACATGTAGGTCCTGGACCGATTAGATATGTTTTAGTTGGGTTTATTAAAGAAAAAGGATTTTATGAAAATAATAGATACTAAAGGAGATATAAATGAATAAAGAAATACTAGACCCAAAGGTATATTACTATACAGATGCAATTGAAGATTTTGACAATTTTAAAAAAGTTTGGAAAGAGTTAGATACCCTTCAACAATATGCTGATTCAGGGGTAAATGTTTGGAATCCCTGGACATCTTCAAATGATAAAACTTTTATTTATGGAGAAACAAAAACATTTGACATTAATGCAATAAATAATACTCCTGGTGAAGTGGGAGAAAAAAGCAAATATATGTACGATGCTGTTATGACTGCACTATATGATGTTTGTAAAGATTATGCAACTTCTTTAGGTGATTTTGATGAGCCAAGACTTTTTCCAACCTTTAATATAAAAAAATATAATACTGGAATGGGAATGGGTGCACATTTTGATCAATTAGACGGTGATAAAACTTTAAGATATTCCCTTGTAATGTATTTAAATGATGATTGTGAAGGCGGAGAGATATCCTTTCAATTAAAAGATTATGATGGCGGATGGACAAGTACTGATGGCTTTTCCAAAGGATCAGCCCCAGCAGTTGATTTAGATTATGATATATCTGTTGCAAATGGTGCAATTGATTTTGGATTAAAGCCAAAAGCAAATAGTGTAGTTATATTTCCAGCATTTCCACCATATTTTCATACAGCCCACACTGTAAAATCTGGTTTTAAGTACATGGTTCCTGGGCATTGGATTCATAATGGAATGGATCTTAATAAATCACAGAGTATGTAAATGAAAACAGCAATAGTTACAGGTGCTAGCAAAGGCGTAGGATTAGCAACAGTCAAATACTTATCTGAAAATGGTTACAAGGTTATTGCTGTTTCAAGAAATCTGTCTAAAGTTTCTCAGATAGTATCTGATAATGTTGAAGTCTATCAGTTAGATATTACAGACTCTAAAGCAATAGAGGAATTTGCTGAAAAATATAAAGATATTACTTTAGATCTTTTAGTCAATAATGCTGGTGGTGGCTCAGGTCCTACTTATATTATTAATGAAACTCCAGAAAATTTTAGAAAAGCCTATGACATAAACGTAACTGGTCCAATGTACTTATCTCAATTATTTGTACCATCTATGGAAAAGTCGCAGTCTCCAACTATTATTTTTATTACATCTTTTGGTGGAAAAGTTCCTTATCGTGGTGGAGGAAACTATACAAATGCTAAAAGAGGAGAAAGAGGTTTAATTGATACAATGAGGCTTGAATTCCCTCAGTTTGGAATTAAGATTACAGAAATCTGCCCAGCTACTATTGATACGCAGGAAGAAAAAAGGGATCAGGCATTAACTGCTGAAGATTTAGCACAAGCAATTTACTGGGTTGGATCTTTACCAAGTCATGTTAATATTAATCAAATTGAGATGTGTCATATCCACAGTAGCAAGTATGGTTAACTATTTTGTTTATAACACTTTTGTTATATAAAAGTAGTAACTATAAACAATAACTTTATAGATCAAAATTAAGCGTAGAATTATTTTTAATTACATGCTATACTTAGGACTACTTTGAATTTTGCAAAGTACTAATCAATTTTAGAAAGGTAATACAAACAAATGTCAGATATTTTTTCTTTTCGCTTAACAGAGGATTTTATAAATAAATATAATAATATTCCAGCACCCTTTGGATTTACGGATGCAGGAGAAAACTCTTTAGGAGAAATTACATTTATTCGTACATATTCTCGTGTTAAAGAGGATGGGACTAAAGAAAGATGGCATGAGGTTTGTCGCCGTGTAATTGAAGGTATGTATTCAGTTCAAAAGAACCACGCTAAAGACAATCGTCTTTCTTGGAATGATAATAAAGCACAAAAATCTGCTCAAGAAGCATTTCAAAGAATGTTTGAATTAAAGTGGACACCTCCAGGTCGTGGCATGTGGACATTTGGAACTGCTATGACTATGGAAAAGAAAAATTCAGCAGCACTTCAAAATTGTGCAATGGTATCAACTAAAGACCTTGATAAAAATGATCCAGGAGCCTTATTTGCTTGGGTTATGGATGCTTTAATGCTTGGTATTGGCGTAGGGTTTGATACAGTAGGACAGGAAAAGAATTTTGTTATTTATGCTCCAACAGAGCCAGCAATTACTTTTGAAATCCCAGACACTCGTGAGGGTTGGGTAGAATCAGTACGTATACTATTAAACTCTTACCTAAGAGCAAATCAACCTATTCAGAAATTTAATTATGATCTTATCAGACCTCTAGGAGCACCGATTAAAGGCTTTGGAGGGGTTGCCAGCGGTCCAGCACCACTCATTGCATTACACGACAAGATCAACCATGTGATAGGCTCCAGAGCAGGTGAAATGTTGGATTCTCGTGCTATTACAGACATTATTAACTTGATTGGAACATGTGTTGTTTCAGGAAATGTTCGTCGTTCTGCAACGTTAGCTTTAGGTGCTCCAGGAGATGAAGATTTTATTAATCTTAAGAATCCAGAAATATTTCCAGAACGTAACTCCTATGATTCAGAAAACCCAGGTTGGGCGTGGATGTCAAACAACTCAATTTCTGCAACAGTTGGAATGGATTATGAAAAGTACACGGATCTAATTGTTAATAACGGAGAGCCAGGTTTTATTTGGCTTGATGTTGCTCGTAATTTTGGTCGTCTAGCAGATCCAGCAGATGGAAAAGATTATCGTGTTATGGGATTTAATCCTTGTGCAGAGCAACCATTAGAATCATATGAGCTTTGTACACTTGTAGAAGTGCACCTTAATCGTCATGAGTCTAAAGAGGATTTCCTCAAGACATTAAAGTTTGCTTATCTTTATGGTAAGACCGTAACACTTCTTCCAACACATTGGCAACAAACAAATGGCATTATGCAACGCAATCGTCGCATTGGCACATCTCTTACAGGCATTGCTTCATTTGCAGATCAAAAAGGATTGCCAGCAGTTCGTGAATGGATGGATGAAGGCTATAATACAATTCGTAAATATGATAGTCAATACTCAGAATGGCTCTGTGTTCGTGAATCAATTCGTGTAACAACAGTAAAGCCATCTGGATCCGTTTCAATTCTTTCTGGAGCAACACCAGGAGTTCACTGGGGACCAGGAGGAGAGTTCTTCCTTCGTGCTATTCGCTTTGGAAATACTGACCCAATGCTTCATTTATTTAAAGCAGCAGGGTATAAAATTGAGGATGACTTAGTATCAGCAAATACGTCAGTAGTTTATTTCCCAGTTAAATCAGGTCATGCAAGATCTGAAAAGGATGTTACCCTATTTGAAAAGATTGCTCTTGCAGCAACTGCTCAAAAATATTGGTCTGATAATGGAGTTTCTGTAACTCTATCTTTTGATAAAGAAACAGAATCAAAGCATGTACCAACAGTTTTACATATGTACGAAGGACAGCTAAAAGCAGTTTCATTCCTTCCAATGGGAAATCATACATATCCACAACAACCTTATACTCAGATTACAGAAGAAGAATATGACTACTATATTGGCCGAATCGGTCATATTGATTTTTCTGCTATATATGATGGTGTAGATAATCTTGAAGCACTTGGAGAATCTTACTGCACTACAGACTACTGTGAGATTAAAATAAAATAAGCTTGTGTGGTAAAATAGGTTAGGAGAACTATGACTAACCCATCTAATTTATATGCTGAAAAGATTTTTGCCGAACATCCATTGGCTCTCTGGGCGCTAGATGACACAGTTGACTATGTTTCTTTAATTACTGAAAATCAAAGAAATTTTGATAATTGGGAGATATCTAATGGATCTTTTGGTGCTTTTACTAATACAAATGATGAACCATTTAACACAAGCTATGTTGGAAAAATTATTGGAAATGTTCCATTAAGTGGAATAGAAACAACAACTGCAGTTAGTGACTATATTATTAATTTTACAGACATGGATCAGTCTCTTGGAACTTTTTCAATAGGTGGATATTTTTATTCTCAAAGTTCTTTCCTTACTGGGTTTGAACTTGGATATCAATATTATGATACAACCTCAGCACAATTAATTGAAAAAACAAAATCTTTTAGTACTTCAGTATCTAACCAATGGCAATTTATTTCAGAAACTTTTGCCATTCCAAGTGAAAATACAGAAATTAAAATAGTTGTTAAAATTAAATATGAGTCTGGGTCTGTTTCTGAAAATGATTATCATTTTTTAGTTAATGGAATCACTCTTGGGCAATGGAGTGAAGAATTTAACTCTTCTTCTTTAGGTGTTCAACCAGAATCATTGATTGGAATTTTGCCATATGAGCAAAATGTTATTTCAGCAAGCTGTTATGGACTTGAAGAGTCTTTTGGTTATTATTGTGTTAGTGGCAATAAACTTCTTGCTAAAAATTCTGGAGTTCCATTAGTTTATGGGTCATCTAATGTTACTAATATTTATCCAAATGAAAACAAACCATCTTTAATTATTCCAGCTAAAGGATTTTTAAATTCTATTGGACAGTATAAAGATTATACTGCAGAACTATGGATGAGAATTTCTTCAAACTGTACTACGCCTAAAAAAGTTTTTGGCAATTTAAATGGACAAGATGGTCTATTTGTTAATGGTCCATTTTTAATTTTAAAAATAGGTGACAATATTGGTTCTCATTTTGTTGGAGAATGGGATAGACCGATGTTAGTTCATATTAGGGTTGCACAAAATAATGCAAGTTTATTAATAAATGGAGAAGAAGTTTTATCATTAACATATTTGACTTCAGACCTTGAATTTCCAGATTTAACTTCTACAATTAATAATATTATTTGTGATAATAATTGGCTTGGTGTTTGGTCATACACAGATGTAACACCACTACAAGTTGACTGTATAGCTCTTTATCCTTATAAAGTTTCTTCTGTAATGGCAAAAAGAAGATTTGTTTATGGTCAAGGGGTTGAATTTCCAGAAGATGTAAATAGTGCTTATGGTGGAACTTCAATAGCAATAGATTATTCTTTTGCAGACTATACAAATAATTACAGCTATCCAAATATTGCAAGATGGTCTCAAGGAAGTTTAGATAATTTAATTATACAGAATAATATATTAACAACACCAGATTATATTTTGCCAGATCTCGTATTCGATAATAAAACAGAATTTGAATTTTACGCAGATAATAAGGTAGAACAAAATGAATCATCTTTATTTTTTTCATTAAAGCCAAAAAATAGTTGGAACACAACAAATGGATATTTACTGTTTAAAGATTTTAATCTATTAAAAGAAGATGTTAGATGCTTTTATGGAATTTTTAAAGCAAAATCAACAGCAGTTAATGAAACTTTAATCCATATTGATTCTGAAAATACAGAAAATTATTTTAATATTAGTTTAAATGGGTCAGATATTATTTATACAATTAAATATAATAATACAGAGCAAATATTTTATACTGGTGTTGGATATACTGTTGGAGAAAACTTAACAGTTGGTTTAGATTTAGATAGTGCAATTAACTATTTTGGTTCATCCGTTGCATCATTTTTTAGTAATAGAAGTGGATTAAAATTTTATGTTGGAGGTTCAGCAAATCTATCAAATACTTTTTCAGGAAATATTTATAGTATAGGATTTTGCACCGATAAAAACTTTCAAAAAATAAAAAGTCTGTTTAATGAAAATGGACTTCCAAAAAGTTATGAAGATGTTTTTAATTTATATGGCGGACCAATTGATTATGATGCTGGAGATACTTATTTTGGCGATGAGGCTTTTTATTGGGACTATATTTTAGACGGTGGAACTCCTGCTGGCTATGTTGCTTATGTGCTTGAAACACATACTGCAAGTTATACTCTTGTAGCATCAGAATATTTTGAAAAATATTCCTTAGATATTAATGTTGAGGGTTCTTGGAAAGACTATATGCCACTAACATATTTTGCTCAATATGTAAAAAATAAAAAAGGTGTATCTTATTATGATTTAGACTTTTTACAATTTAATATTTTATATCCAGAGCCTTCAACATTTTTAACACAAGAATCTGCAGGATCTTGGAGTTACGGAGAACTTAAAAATGAATTTTCAAATCCAATTCAAAGAACTTATGCTTCATTAGATAATCATTTATTTACTGGTTATGATGATTATCAAAGTTTAAAAGATAGAACAACTAATAAAGAAGTTTATGACACATCAAACTCAGTAATTAAAAGTCATATAACTTTTGAGTATTTAGAGTCTGGTGCTAGTGCTGTAGATGAATTTTTTACTTATGATAAATCTGCACCCAAAGATGGTATTCTAGAACCAGGAACAGAATGGATAAATACTAAGTATGAAGTTATTAATAACACGATTATTTATCCACCAACAGATATAGATTTTAATGATTTAAAAATTGTTTTTCATATTGACTTTAATGCAAAATCAATTTTGAAAAACAAAGTTAATATTAAAAGTTTAGAGGTTTGTTCTCAAGCATTTAATGATTCTGAACCAAACCCTATTGGAACTAAGTTTGGATCTAATATGTATCCATATAAAAAATCTGGAGTTTACTATGATTATAAAGGAAAAAATCCTTTTGTAATTTATAAAGGTAATTCTCCATACTTAAATCTTACAAGACATAGTGGAATACAGATTAAGGGAACCTATGATCCATTAGCTAGTAGAGGAATATCTATTCCAGTTAATTCAACAATTGCATCAAACTACAAAGTAATTGCAATGCAAGCGTCATTAAGATATGACGATGCTTTCTTTTCCTATTCGCCAACAGAAATATTTGAAATTAAATCTAAAGATTCAATAATTAAATTTTTTATGGTAGCTAACAGTTCTGATGGTAAAAGAGCAAAAATTTATGCAATCAATGCAAAGACTGGCGAACTAGAAAATGGTATTGGATTTTATTGGAATGGAAATCTTGTAAAAGAACCAGTTATAACAATAAAAGAATGGGGATTCCTGGGAATTTCATTTAATAATATTTTAAATTTTTCAAATGTTGTTGGATCTATTAACATTACTGGACCTATTTTAATTAACAATATATCTCATTATCAAACAACAAGTTTGCAGGAAGTAGGAAATGCTGTTAAACGACCATGGTTTAAAGTTAAAAGTCTTGGCTTGCTTGATATAGACTGGATATTCTGGCTACCTTACTCATGGAACAATGTTTTAGTGCTTTCATCTTCAAGCGTAGTAGGTGTAAAGCCTTCAACAATTTATAAAAACTATACGGGAACTAATAAAATAATTGTTGGAGATGGATACGATAAAAAACTTAGCTTTGGCTTGTACGAATATCAGTTCTATCAGGATGTTTCTTGGCAGACATCAACCCTAAATGCTGTGTAATATGGTATACTTATGGTTATGAATATTCAAGATCCACGTAAAAAGAAGAAAGCTTTGCCTAAAATGAAGGGGCAAGTGGGCGAGTCCCGTGCAAAAATTATTGAAAAACATTATGACTGGGGTCTTTATGTTTACAAAAAATCCAATGGAAAATGGTTTACGGATGGAACTGGCTCTGTTTTAAACATTCCTTCAATGAAGGGCGACATTTCTAAAATTTCTGAATTAAAAACAGCAGCAAAATATTACGGGGATGAAGGAGATGGGGAATGTATCTTCGTTCCAGGCTTAACAAGAATTACAGAAGAAGAGTATTCAGAGCAAAAGCAAAGACTTGCAGAAGGTTTAATTCCATCTATGAATGACCTTGGTGCTTGGAAAGCTGCTCAAGATACACACAACAAATATGGAAGTGATGAATAATGTCAACAGATAGTGATTATATTATTGGTGCAAGAATTGATAAAGCTATTGAAGTTGATGACACTTTTGATAAACAGGATCCATTTAATAAATCTTGGGATGACTTAAAAAATCTTAATGGTTTGGATAATAATTTTAAACGTCGAACATCTCGTGTAATTAAATCAGTAGATTCTGAAGTAAGCAAAGTAGATGCCTCACAAGGGTATATTGACTCTGCTCGTGCAGTAAGTTCTGGTATTAATGGAGCACAATCAAAAGAAATTAATCCTGGTTTAATTTATCGCAATGGCTATGGATTATTTGATGTTATTACACCACCATGGAATTTATATGAACTTGCTAATTTTTATGATACATCATTTGCAAACCATGCAGCTATTGATGCTAAGGTAGAAAATATTGTTGGACTAGGTTATGATTTTGAAGTATCTCCAAGGACAATGTTAAAACTAGAATCTTCTACAGATGCAACTTCGGTAGATCGTGCAAGAAAAAGAATTGAAAGAGCAAAGATTGAGGTTAGAGACTGGCTGGAAAGCCTTAATAGTGACGATTCTTTTACTGCTTCAATGGAAAAGGTTTATACTGACCTGCAGGCAACTGGTAATGGCTACCTTGAAATTGGCAGAACTGTAAAAGGAGAGATTGGATATGTTGGACATATTCCATCTACAACTGTTCGTATACGTAGACTGCGTGATGGTTTTGTTCAGGTTATTGCTAATAAGGTTGTTTATTTCCGTAACTTTGGAGCAACTAATCCAAATCCATTGGGTACAGATGCTCGTCCAAATGAAATTATTCATTTTAAACAATACTCACCATTAAATACTTTTTATGGTGTTCCAGATATTATTTCAGCCATTAATTCTTTATATGGAGATAGCCTTGCTTCACAATATAATATTGACTACTTCCAAAACAAAGCTGTTCCAAGATATGTTGTAACCCTAAAGGGTGCTAAGCTTTCCTCAGAAGCAGAAGACAAAATGTTTAGATTTTTACAGACTGGTCTTAAGGGGCAATCTCATAGAACTCTTTATATACCACTCCCAGGAGATTCTGAAACCAATAAGGTTGAGTTTAAAATGGAACCAATTGAAAATGGGGTTCAGGAAGGATCTTTTGAAAAGTATCGTAAGCAAAACCGTGATGATATTTTAGTAGCACACCAAGTTCCTTTATCTAAGTTAGGAGGTAGTGATTCATCTGCAATTGCAGCAGCCTTAGCACAAGATAGAACCTTTAAAGAGCAGGTAGCAAGACCTGCCCAGGATAAGCTAAACAAAATGATTAGTAAGATCATCCGTGAAAAAACAGATATTTTAGATTTTAAATTTAACGAACTTACTTTAACTGATGAAATTACACAGTCTCAAATTCTTGAAAGATATGTTAAGACTCAGATCATGGTTCCAAATGAGGCTCGTACAATTTTAGGTATGCCTCAAAGAGATGGCGGAGATGAACCTTTGGAAATGAAACCGCAGGATTCAGCAGATACTACAGCTAACAGAGCAAGGGATGGTCAAAGAACAAATAATAACTCTGATAGTCCATCTACTGTTGCTGGAAGAAATCCAAAAGGCGAAGGTCGCAAATTTGATGAATAAGCATAGTTTTTAAATAAAAGAATAAAAAGGGATTATAATATAATAGTGAATAGTATATCAAAAGCTCATTGGGATACCGATGGGGAAAATGTTCGTCTCTCAATGCCCCTTACTAAGGTGGACAAGGAAAGACGCATTGTTTCAGGTTTTGCTTCATTAGATAACCTTGATAAACAAGATGATATTGTTACAGCAGAAGCATCAATGGCAGCATTTGCAAAGTTCCGTGGGAATATTAGAGAAATGCATCAGCCAGTAGCAGTAGGTAAAATGGTAGAATTTAAAGAAGATAAATATTTTGATCCAATATCAAAGAAGTTTTATAAGGGTGTTTTTGTATCTGCGTATGTTTCAAAGGGTGCACAAGATACTTGGGAAAAGGTTCTTGATGGAACCCTTACTGGCTTTTCAATTGGTGGAAGAATGAATAAATGGGATGATGCTTATGATGAGAAATCAGATAAAGCAATTCGTGTTATTAAAGAATATGATTTGGTAGAGTTGAGTCTTGTAGATTCCCCTGCTAATCAGTTTGCAAATATTGTTTCTGTAGAGAAAGTAGATGGCGTGGATATTATTAAAGCAGATGAAACACTTCTTGAAAATGTATTTTGGGATAAAGAATCTGGACTTGTAATGGTTTCAGAAAATGAGTCTGAGCTTAGCCCAGTAAATGGTAATGAAATGACCAATATAGGTTTCGTTGAAAAAACGGATAACGAAAAAACAAATATGATAAAGTTCTTAGTTGATAGTGCTAAAGGCATTAATACTTCTAAGATTAACAAGGAGGCAAATCCTATGGCAAAAACAACAAAAAAGGTAGCAGACGAAATCGTAGCGAAATCAGATGCTCCAGTTGAAGCAGTAGAGGTCGCTCCAGAGGCAGATGCAGTGGCAGAAGCAGTAGAAGCAGCACCAGCAGAAGAAGCAACAGAGAAGGCTGATAAGAAGCCAATGTCTGATGAAGAAAATGCTACAGAAGATGCAAAGGATTCAACAGAGAAAGCTGCAAAGCACCCTGATGAAGAGAATGCAGCGGAAGATGCAGCAGAGCCTGCAGATGCTGAAATGACTGAAGAAAAGAAGCCAATGGCACCTAAGTCAGATGAAGTAATTGTTGAGTCTCTTGCGGAAATCAAGAACACTCTTACATCAGCCTTTAGCGATCTAGCATCAACAGTCAAATCTTTACAAGCAGAAGTAGAACTTCTTAAGTCTTCAAAGGTTGATGTTGAAACAGCAAAAAGTTCATTTGAAGCGGTAGCAAAAGATATTGCAGCTGCATCAAGTGTATTCAATGAATTTGGTAAGCGAGTAGATGCTGTTGAAGCAGATACAGCTTTCCGAAAGTCTGGCGATCTCGGCGAGATAGTACAGAATCAACCTGAAACGGTTGAAAAATCCCTATGGGGCGGTAGTTTCCTCAAAACAGCCGACTTATTCAATTAAAAAAATCGATAAGTAAAAATCACTAGGAGGTGACAATATGTCGGAACAAAATATAGAAAAGAACCAGCCAGGTACTACAGGTACAGGTCATGTGGGCGGAACAGAACCAGGACTCTATCAGGGTCAGGGAGCATTCGCATCAGGATCAGATGCTGGAGTAAACATACCAGGTAATTACGGTGACGGCGGTGTCTTGGGTAATATCCCAGCATCACTATCAGGAATTACATCTGGACCAAATGCAGTTAACCCTTCAGGTGAGGCTGGATCAGGTATCCTACGCCCAGAGCAAGCACGTCGTTTTATTGACTACGTGTGGGATGCAACCATTCTCGCCCAAGATGGCCGTCGTGTTACTATGAGAGCCAATACAATGGAACTCGAAAAGGTAAACGTTGGAGAGCGTGTAATTCGTTCTGCTACACAGGCACTCGGAGAGTACACAAATGCTGGAGCAACTTTCTCAAAGGTTGAATTGACTACAAAGAAGATTCGTCTTGACTGGGAAGTAACTGCAGAAGCACTAGAAGATAATATTGAAGGTGCAGCACTTGAAGATCATATCGTTCGTCTTATGACAAACGCATTTGGTAATGACATCGAAGACCTTGCCATTAATGGTACAGGCGACGGTGCCGATGGTGCATTCCTTGGAATTATGAACGGTTTCGTAAACCGTGTAACTTCTGATGGAGACGCACACGAAGCAGTAGTTACAGTTACAAATGATAACTGGACAACTGATGCAATGCAGAAGATCATTCTTGCAATGCCACGTAAGTATCGTGCTATCAAGTCTAACTTGAAGTTCTATGCTGGTACAGATGCATTCCAGGGAATCGTTAAGAATAACGGTACTCTTGCAGACGCAGTAGCTGAGGCATTTGCTTCACAAGCTGGCGGTACTCCAATGAATCGTCAAGCCTACCTTGATGGTGGAGCACAGACATTCGGTGGAGCACGTTCAACACGTGTTCTCGGAATTGACGTACAAGAAGTTCCTTACTATCCTGCAGGTTATGTTGATTTGACATTCCCACAGAACCGTGTATGGGGCTTCCAGCGTGACATCACTGTAAACCGTGAATACAAGCCAAAGAAGGACACTGTAGAATACACAGTCTTCGTTCGCTTCGGTATTCAATGGGAAGAGCAGGATGCTATCGCATTCGCTGACGCTGCTTCAGAATCATAATCTGTAAACAGTTTAAATTAGGGGGAGTGGGAGTTAATTCTCCTGCTCCCCTTATTAACTTATAATGATATAATACTATTTAGGAGGAAATAATGGAAAATATAAATGAAAATCCAGTTGTAGAAGAAAATACTGAAACACCAATTATTGAAGAAACACCAGAGGTTATTGAAATCCCTGTAGTTGAAGAACCAGTAGTTGAAGCTCCAGTTGTTGAAACACCAGTTGTAGAAGCACCACTTGCTGAAGAGCCTAAAAAAGAGCCAGAAGCAATTAGTACAAATGATTTTACAAAATCAACATTAGAGCGAGAAGTAGTTGGATCAGTAGACAATGGAGCTATTGGAGTTGCTACAGCACCAAAGCCAGTTCAAAGAAAATCTTCTAAGAAAACAGACGAAGTTAAAAAGACTATGGCAATTCACTCAACCAAGAATGTTACATGGCAGGGTGTTGGAAAAGTTTACAGAGGATACAATATTGTAACCGAAGAAGCTGCAGAACAATGGTTAACTCGTAGCCACATCCGTACAGCAACACCAGAAGAAGTTGCAAAGGAATTTGGTAAGTAATAAATGGAGGTCATGAGAGTTCCACCTTATCCTATTACAACTACTTGGAATTTACCCATACCAAACTATGAGTATATTCAATATGTTGAGGATCTGGTGGATCACTCAGTAGTAGAGACTACAGTGATGTCAGATGCTAATGGAGTAGTTGAGTATGAACTACCATTAGAAAAAGTACAGTATGATAGAAAATTTTATATTAAGTTTTATGACTCAGAGCATATTCACACACTTTATGAAGAAAATTTAGATATTATTAGACCATATGTAAATGCCAAAAAAATGGCTACAACTGCTTCAGAGATTGCAGATTATAGAATGCAAGAGCTTCTTGCCAGAGCGGTAATTGATACAATTATTCCAAATGGTTTTTATAATCATAAACAGGTTATTCAAGCAGTTGGACAAGGCACAGATTACTTCCCAGTTTGGTATGATACAAACAAAGTTTTAAAAGTATATGAAAATAATGTACTTGTTTATGATGTGGAAACTCCAACAGAAAATATTTATGATTATATTATTACTTTAGATAACTCTGCAATTCAAAGAGTTATTTTAGATCCATATAATCGTGCTGAAAAAACACCACCAGATTTGCTTAGCGCAAGAGGAGATCTTGGATATTATGGTTTTCAATCAGTTTCATTTCCAACGGGATATGATTATACCTTTATTGTAGATAGTGGATATAAGACAATTCCATCAGATGTTGAAGTTGCGACTAAAGCACTTATTGAAGATATCCAGTGTGGAAAACTAGACTACTATAAGAGATATATTACTGCTTATAATACTGATCAGTTTAGAATTCAATTTGATAAATCAGTTCTTGATGGAACTGGAAACATGCTAGTAGATAAGATATTAGATAAGTATGCAAATACTATTCTTAAACCAGGGATAATCTAATGATATGCGAAGCAACGGACTTTATGTTTCCAATGCAAGCAGATATATTCTATCCTTTGGTAGAACAAGGTGCATATGGTAACGTTAAAAAAGCTTGGATTCAGGATAGAACTGTTGCTCTTGCCGTTGCTCCAGTTGGTCGTGCAGGCAAAGAAGAAATTACTCCAAATGTTAATATTACACAAGGATCTATCTTACTTGGAAGAACGAAGTCGGATATAAGAGTATCTAGTAAAGATGATCGCAATTCAATTACAAATGTTTTAATTACTAATATTAAAGATAAAAACTGTAATGAGTTTTATTTGGAAACATCAGGTCCAAGATCTGGAAAGTCTACAATTTTTGAAATTGCAACACAAGAACCTTTTATGGGTCCATTTGGAAATATTGAATATTATAATTTAGTTATACGCAGATCAGAAAATCAGGCGGTAGATATTTAATGATAAAGGTTAATGATTTAAAATTTAGAAAAGATATGGATAATATATTAGCATATTCTTTTGGATTTTTAGAGGGCATGGAAAAAGGAAAATTAGCTCTATATGGAAAACTTGGGCCAGAAGTAACAGCACTAGCATCTGAGTTTATTGATGCAAATGCTAGAATGAATCCACAAGACTTACACCATGTTTATGAATGGTATCGCACAGGAAGCCCAGATTCAAGACTATTTGATTTTGATTATTCTATTAGTAAGTATGGAATATCTTTTAGCAGCACATTAAAACAATCTACTACGATTAAAGATGGTTCAAAAGTTCCTTTTTATAATAAAGCCACAATAATGGAAAGTGGAGTTTCTGTAACAATTAAACCTAAAGTGGCAGATGCTTTGAGGTTTGAAGTAGATGGAGACATTGTTTATACTAAGGGACAAATTACCATTGACAATCCTGGAGGAAATACTGCAGGAAAATTTGAAAATGTAGTAGACATGTTTTTTAATAATTACTTTAAGCAGACATTCTTTAGATTAACAGGTTTAGATAAACATTTTAAAAATCCATCAATATATAAACAAAATTTAAAAAATGGAAAAAAACAAGGTAGATATGCTGGAATTAAAACTGGCTATCAGTGGGTTGCTTCAGCAGGAATAGGTGCATAATGGCAAATAGTGATTTATTAAATACACCAGTACTTTGGATAAATAAATATTTACAGGATCAAATTCAGCTACTAACTGATATTGAGACACCATTTTTTCCATCAACCCCTTCAACAATAAATGATCTAACTCAATATTTTCCAGATGGTGGAGTTATGGCTACTTGGGATAGACTGATTAAAATGAATAAAAGGGGATTTCCTCATATTAAATGTGAACAACTTCTTTATTATTTTTATGCTACAGCAGATAATTCAATTTTAAATATGGTAAAGATTCAAGAATCAGTTTTAAGATTAATGGACAGGTTTGATGAAACAGCAGAAGAAATAAATGCATGGTGTGCAAATAGACAAATACGGTTAGACGATGGATCCGTCATAGATAACATGTTCTATTTCCATAACTTTAAAGTCTATCAACTGGAAGAAACCAGAGACATTATTGATTTTGGTACAGCACGTACATACGGTGGTAATAAGATAATTATTGACTTTGATTATCACGCTATGCCAGATCTAATTAACACATATGAACCAGAATCACGTTTATCTAGTAAAATAATTATATAAAATGCGTGTTATACTATAACTGAGGAAACACGCCTACAATTCAATACAAGAAAAAGAGGTGGAAAATATGGCATATACAAGAGGCGACAGTACTAACATTATCGTTGGTGCAGCAGCACTTTTCACATACGAACTAGGTAACCTAACAGATGGCGACCTTCCAGCGTATGTAGATGGAACATCATACAAGGATACCCTAAGCGATCCTGCTAATGATTTCCGTAACGTCGGTTACACAATGAATGGTCTAGAACTACAGTTCCAGCCTGACTTCGGTGAAGTTAAGGTTGATCAGGTTCTTGACGTAGCAAAGCTTTTCAAGCAAGGCATGCAGGTTAGCCTAAAGACAGCTTTTGCTGAGTCAACACTTGAAAACCTTCTGTTTTCATTAGCAGGTAAGGATGCAGATCTTTCTTCAGTAGCAGGCAACCCAACACTTAACCTATCAGCAGGAGACATCGGAGAATGTCCAGTTGAGCGTGGTTTGGTAGCAGTTGGACCAGGTACAGGTGACTGTGCAGTTGGTTCAGAATTGGAAAGAGTTTATGTTGCATATCGTGCACTCTCAATTGAGAATGTAACTGTATCAGCAAAGCGTGATGAAGCAACAATGTTTGAAGTTTCATTCCGTCTACTTCCAAATGATGATGCTTCATACGGTAAGATCGTTGATCGTACTGTTCCAGCACATTCATAATACAATTTAATAATACAGGGTTGCCCTTCATCTTTGGATGCGGGGCAATTTTGTTTTTGGTATACTATAAGTATGGCTACAAAAATATATGATAGTGAAACAATAAATTTAGTTGATGGAACAGAAATCTACCTAACCCCACTAAAAATTAAATATTTGCGTGAATTTATGTTAGCTTTTGATAATGTAAAATCTGCTAAAAGTGATGAAGACGCAACATTAAATCTGCTTGAATGTGTTAGGATTAGCATGCAGCAATATTTTCCAACCATCAAGACTATAGAGCAATTAGAAGATAGTGTTAACATGCCCAATATATATAAAATTTTAGAAATCGCAGCGGGGATTAAAATTAATGAAAAATCTGAAGAACCAGTAAAACAACAAGCTGTAGAAAGTGGATCATCCTGGGAAACATTAGATTTGGCCACTTTAGAATCTGAGGTTTTTTTGCTCGGAATATGGAAAGACTATGAAGAATTAGAAACATCTCTATCTATGCCAGAATTAACAGCAATATTAAATGTTAAAAGAGACTCAGACTATAGTGATAAAAGGTTTTTAGCTGCAATGCAAGGTGTTGATTTAGATAAAGAAAGTGGTAAGTCTAATGCAAATGCTTGGGAAGAAATGAAAGCTAGAGTTTATAGCAAAGGTCAAGCAACAAATTCAAAAGATGTTTTAGCCCTTCAAGGAATGAATGCACAAAAGGCTGGTTTTGGTATTGGCATGGGCCTAACTTACGAAAAAATAGAATAAAAATAAGCCTGCCTATGGTATAATTAATCTACTAACATAGGAGGATTTACATGGCAACTAAGCCACTCGAACCAAATCAAGTCGCATTTCTTGACGGTACAGTCATCACAGCACAACCACTAAAGATATCTCTATTGAGACCATTTATGAAAAAATTCCAGGAACTTCCAAACGTAACTGACGATAATGATAAATCAATTGATATCCTACTTGATTGCGTACAGATTGCAATGAAGCAGTATAAGCCAGAATTGTCAGAAGATAAGGCAGCTTTGGAAGATAATCTAGACCTTCCAACAGTATATAAAATTGTGGATATAGCATCTGGAGTTCCTACAATGGATCCAAATTCAGTTGTTAATGTTTTAAATAAGTAAAAAGAAAAGGGGTGTCGTAATCAGTGTCAGATATAAATTCCAATATTCGTATTGACTTTGATACTGGTTCGGCTCTCGCTCAACTTCGTAATTTACAGGCTGGGCTTTCTAAGTTTCATCAAACACTTGCAGAGGGAAACCTTGCAGCAGCTAATGCTCAAAAAGGCTTAACCACAAGCTTAATCCAATCAGTCAATGCTACAGGTAAGTTTTCTGCAAGTCAAAGAACGGTAGCAACAAGTACAACCGCTTTTACAAATGCTCTTGAAAAGAATCAACTAAGCCTTAAGCAATATTTTAGATATTCTGCTGCAGCAGCTACGGCTAATACAAGGGTTCTTAAAGGCGCCTTTGAATCTGAACGTGAGATTTTAAATCGTGCCAGTAGAGATAGAGTCAAATCTTTACAGTCTCAGTATATACAGTTAAACAAGGCTAATAACTCCCTTGTTAAAACTCTTCAAATTTTACCAAAAACTTTGCAGATGTCTAATGGCCAGTTTACAGAACTTGGCACTAGAATGCAAATGGCTGCTCAAAGACAGCAATTTTTAAATCAATTATTAAAACAAGGATCAACACAGCTTCTTAATTTTGGTAAGAATATGCAGTGGGCTGGCCGTCAGCTTATGGTTGGTTTGACTATTCCTTTGTCTATGTTGGCAGGGTATGCTGCAAAAGCATTTAGAGAACTAGAGCAAGAAACAGTAAACTTTAGACGTGTTTATGGAGACATGTTTACTAGTGATGCTGAAACACAAAAAGCAATTGATAATATTCAAAAAATTGCAGTAGAGTATAGCAAGTATGGTATTGCAGTAAAAGATACCATGTCTATGGCTTCTAAAGCAGCAGCAGCAGGTTTTACTGGTGCTAATCTTGATGCACAAGTTAAACAAGCAAATAAACTTGCAGTGCTTGGTCAAATTGACCAACAAAAAGCTTTAGATACAACAATTTCATTGCAAAATGCTTTTGGTTTATCTGCAGATCAACTTGCTAAAAAGATTAACTTTCTTAACGCAGTTGAAAACCAAACTGTAGTATCTCTTGATGATATTACAACAGCAATTCCAAAAGTAGCCCCAGTAATTAAACAGCTTGGTGGATCTGTAGAAGATCTTGCATTCTTCCTTACAGCTATGAAAGAAGGAGGTATCAATGCCTCTGAAGGGGCTAACGCATTAAAGTCTGGTCTTGCTGGATTAATTAATCCAACAAAGGCAGCAAGAACAATGTTGCAAGGTTATGGAATTGACATTAATGGAATTGTTAATGGCAATGCTGGAAATTTAAAAAATACAGTTGTAGATTTTGCAAGAGCACTTGACACACTTGCCCCATTACAAAGAGCAAGAGCAATTGAAACAATGTTTGGTAAATTTCAATTTGCTCGTTTATCTACATTATTTCAAAATGTTACAAAAGATGGATCTCAAGCAAGTAGAACACTAAATCTTGCTACAGCATCAGTTGAAGAATTAGCAATCTTATCAGAACGAGAAATGGGTAAGGTTGAAAATGCAGTTGGAGTTAAGTTCCAAGCAGCAATTGAAAAAATGAAAGTATCTCTTATGCCAATTGGTAAAGAGTTTTTAAAAGCAGCAACACCAATTATTGAGTTTTTTGGTAAAATGTTTGATAAATTTAATAATTTAGGTGATGGCACTAAAAAAGTTATAACAATTATTGTTGGTGCTTTGGGACTTATTGGACCAGTAGCACTGATGACTTTTGGTGTGCTTGCCAATGGAGCAGCAAATGTTATTAAATTTTTTGCTTTATTGCGTGGAGGAGTAGCAAAATTAAATGGTCAGACAAAGTTTCTTGGTGGTGGATTTGATTATTTAACTCAAACAGAGATAGATAATGCTGTTCAATCAAATGCTCTTCATGCATCACATGCAAAATTAATTTCTGTTTTTAATGTTGAAAAAACATCTCTAGATTCTTTAGCAGGCTCTTATGCAAATGCAGCATCACAAGCTAGAGCACTTGCTTCCTCATCTCCAGGATTATTTGCAGCCCCAGGTGCAAGAGCTGCCGTAAGTAAACTTCCTCAAAGCAAAAAATATGCACAAGGTGTTTTATCAGTTCCTGGACCAAAGGGTGCTGGAGATATTCAACCAGCAATGCTTGCCCCAGGTGAAGCGGTTATTCCATCAAAGCAATCTGAAAAACATCGTGGTTTAATTCAAGCAATTATGAGCGATCAAATTCCAGGCCACATGGCTGGAAGAATTCCTAAAGGTTCACAAAGTTCTAGAGACCCACTATTTCTTGGAATGCCAAAATCATTTAAAGATGTTACTACAAAAATAGCAAACCAAAGAATGCTAGACGAGCTAGATCGTGCAATTAAAAATAGTCCATATGGGGCAATGCCTGTTTCAAACTTTGGAAAATTGGTTACAGAAACAACTGGTCGAAGTTTTCCAGTCAAAGGGGTTGGTGGTGTTTATCAGCAACCAAATGGAGAACAAGTATTTGTTAAGCCAGTAGTAGATCTTGAAGCTGCACGAGCAGAAGAGCTATCAACTATTTTTACAAGCAAGGGTCATGGATTAGTAGCACCAAAACAAGAAATTAAAACAATGATGGATCCAACAGATCCAACTGGAAAAAGAAAACTAGCAGTTCTTGTATCACCATATAATCCTAAGTTTGCAAATCCAACTGGTAAATTTACAAAACAACAAATGGCTGATCAACTTTATGCATCATCCCTAAGAGGAGATAAAGACTTACAGACAGCAAATGTTTCTGGAAATATGGTTATTGATGCAGGCACGTCATACGCATATAGCACGGCATCAGGAAAAAGAACGCAAACAACCTCTTTAAAATCAGTATTAGAACAAGCACAAATAAATACGCTTGGAGTTGCAGGTAGTGGAGCAAGAAGAGACTTTGCAGATTCAATAGCCCCAATAGCAAGGAAAATGTCCGCAGACGAGTTTGAAACCCTTATGTCTGGTACTGTAAAGACTCACAATGAAAGATTAGTAAAAACATTAGCAGAAACAAAGCTTACCGCAGAGGAAAGAGAATTTTATACAAAAAATATTTTAAGCAGAGCAGAAGAAGCTGCAAATATTACAAACTGGAAAGATATACATGCAAACCTTGTTAATCTACAGCCTGCTAAAAAGAAACCACTAACAGCTGCTGCAATTGAAAAACGTTTTCAAGAACAACAATTAAGAGCAAGACGAAGAGGACATGCAAACCGTGACTTTGATGTAACTCCACTTGATGATGGAACTGCTGGATTTGGAATGAATAATTTTGATAAAGCTGTTCCGACAAAAGATAGTCAGATTGCAAAAAGAGCATTTCAAATTTGGGCAGAGCAAGAAATGGCAAAAGAAGGAAATCCAGAAAGAGCTGTTAATAAATGGAAAGATAAGAAGACTGAATGGAAGAAAAAGTTTGATGCAAACTTTACTTATGATCCAGCAACCAAGTTATTTTATACTGGCAAAGAAGGCGAAAAAGGAACCACACTTGAAAAATTAAAAGAAACATTCAGGTATAGCTCTGGAATAACTCCTGCACCTGACACTGGTGAATTTGTTTCTGATAAAAAACTTTTAGGACCATCAAATTTTAGAGATAAAGCAGCAACTGGTGGAAGTGGTAAAAAATCTGGTGGGTTAAAAACAAATAATCCAAAAGCTTATAAAGAATATGAAAAAGCCATGCTTGAGCATGAAGCAGAAAATAAAGCTCAAGGTTCAAAGGGAGAGCTTAATAAGTGGAGACAAGAAGTACTTAAAGCAAACCCAGGTATGACTGCTGCTCAACAAAAACATTTCTTTAGATATGAAGCCTCTCACCTTTCAAAAACAGCAACTCCAAATTCACAACTTGGTGGAAGAAGTGAAGAAAAGTGGGCAGAAGGAAAAGTAATTCCAGATTATCGTGGTTTAAATAATTATCTCAATGCACCAACAAGACCTTTAAATATTCTTGAATGGAATAAAGAAAATAACTATTCTTTAATTCCAAAATCAGAAGTAGGAAAATATGAAAAAGCTGCAGCTTTCATGGCTTCAGAAATGCACCCAGCAACAAGAGAGCAAGCTCGTTTAGTACAGATTGCAGCACAACTTGAACTAAAAGCACACGCAGCATCAGAACAAGGAAAACTTCCTAACATAGGAAAACTAAGAAGTCACATTAATCCAGAAACAAAGTATGTTGCTTCTGCAGTCAACTCTCTTATGGATATTAGACTTGGAAAAGATAATACTTTTTATGATGATCTAATTAAACAAAAAAGAGTTATAGATCTTGCAACAGCACAAAGAACTAGTGATATTGCTGTTGGCATTGGCGAATCTCAATTAGTTAAAAAAGGAAATAAAACAAAAGTTGAAAAATTTACTTCTTTAAATACAAGTCCATTACCTGCTAATGCTAATGTAATTGGTGGAAATAAAGAAGATCAAAGAAAGCCTAAAAAAAGAAAAGGTCCAATTGGATCAAAGGCTGTAACAAATTTTATTGGAAAAGCAGATGGAGATGTAACTTTATCTACAGGTTCAAGTCAAACTACTACAAACACATTAAGTAAAAATGCACAAGGTAGAATTACTAATCAATTAAATCAACAGGAAAAATTATTAAAGGCAAGAAATAATCTTTCACAAAAGGAAATTGATCAGGCTCTTTCTCAATATAAAAAGAGACTTATTGCTGGAGAACAAGAAAAGGCAATAAACTATAATAAAGATCAACAAGCAAAGCAGTCTTTAAAACTTGAAAAAGAAATAAATGCTACAAAATCTCAAACAGCTCTTGCTGCAAGAAAAGAAAAGGTTGGAAGATATTCTGGTAAGGCAGCAGGAGCACTTGGCGGTATAGCAATGGGTGCAGCTATGACTGGAATGGATTCAAAGGTAACTGGTGGATTATTTGCAGCATCAACTGTTGCAGGAATGCTTCCATCTTTAATGAATCCATGGGTAGCAGCAGCTACCGCTATGGCAGCAATTGGTGTTGTTGCTTGGAAATTTAATAAAGATCTTGAAAATGCAACAAAAGAAGGTATTAATTTAGCAAAGTCAATGTCTATGACATCTAAAAAACTTCAAGATCTTTCTATAATAACAGGAACAGTAAGTGCATCTGAAGTAGCAAATAGAAGGCGTCAAGATACTGCTACTGGAACATCTGCCGTATCAAGAAAATTTGGAATGAATACACTTGGTAGTGATTTTGGAAAAGGTCTTTTATCTGATATATCTAAACAAGCAGAAAATGGAGCAGGTCCAGAGCAAATTGCAAAAAGTATTTCTACTAGTCTTGCTGTAGCAATTACACAAGGCGTTATTTCAATGGATCAAGCAAAAAGTATTTCATCTGCCCTTGGTGAACAATTACGTAATTATGAAATACCTGCACTCATTAGCGGAAACCTTGTTAGCCTTCTTGGTCCAAATGGAGAAAATCTTGCAAAAGATCCTCTTAACATTAGACTTCAAATACAAAAAGACTCAATGGATCAACAATCTAAAGCATTTCAAAATGCAATTGACCTTGCAAAACCTTTAAGAACTCCTGGATCAGATGCAAAGATGGCAGCAGGCACCGCACTAATGGCATCGGCTGGTGTAGCAGCAGCTACAGGAGTGGGAGCGCCAGCTGCAGCTGCCATGGCTATTGCAGCAGCTGGTACTATGTTATGGTCTCTAAAAGACCAGAATAAAGCAAAAGAAGAAAATAATATATTAATGGGAGCTGCAATTCAACTTGGTGTTGAGCAGGTAGCACAAAATCAAGGAATGGTTGATTCTCTTAATGCAGAATATGATGCAAAACTTAAAACTGCAAAAACATCAAAAGAAATTGAAACAATTGAAAAAAATAGAAAAAAGGGTTTAGATGCTTTAAATTCATCAAATAAAAATAGTTTAGATATTCTTATTAAACAAAAAGATAGTTTAGATCCAACAATATTTTCTAATGCAATAAAGGCTCAAACAGACACAATGTATAAAGAAGGACCTATGAAGGTCTTTGCAGATCAAGCAACCACTGCACTTAATGCAATGAAAGAAACTAGTTTTAAAACAACACTTCAGTTAGAGTATGCTTCTGGAAACCTTGATCCGATTACCCTTACATCTTTAATAAAATATGCAGAATCAGATAAGACACTTGAAGCAAATTATCAAGTATTGGTTGGACTTGTCGGAGGAGCAGAAGCAAATCTTGCATTGCAACTACTTTCAAAAGCTGGAGCAAAGCCAGAAACTATATCAAGCATGGTAGAACTTCTTACAAAAAATCCAGATGAATTTAAGAAAAATATGGATGCAATTAATGTTATTGGTAACATGCAGCAAGAGTATGGCGTAACAGTTGATATTAATACTAATGGTGATGAAAAAATAGCAAAAGTTAAAAGTATTACCGATGCACTTAAAAATGACAAAACAGAAATAACTAAAGACATTATTACAAATTATGCAAAAGATCCAAATAACCCAAATCAATCACAGTTTCAAGGAATTTTAGATAACTGGCAAACACTGGTTGGCAGTGCTAAGTCAATTACAAAAACAATGGCAATTAACTTTGTTACTGCTGGCACAGATAATGATGTATTAAAAGCATATATGGTAGCTACAGGAATTACACCACTTAAAGGAAAAGGTTTTGCAGATCAAAAGAAGCGCCTAATGCCAAAAGCTCAAGCTTGGCTAACTGGCATTGGAGGGGGGTCACAAGGTGAAGGAAGTGGTACTGGAACTGGTGAAAATACAAACACTGGCGGACAAAGAGATACTACGCTTGATGACCTATTAAGAAGGCTTAGAGATATTGCTGATGCTTCAATTGATGCAACCAAAGGAACAGCAGAACTACTACGTATTACATCTGGTAAAGGTATTACAAAGTTTGATGGAATTACCCAACAACTTCAATCAGGTACTACAGGTGGATCGAACAGAGAATTTATATCTTTCCTTGAGGGGATGGATAAGGCAACTTTACAAGCATATGTAAGTATGTCTAAACTAAAAAAGGGTGTGGTAGAGTTACTACCTCTTGGTAAATCTTTAGAAATTGCTTTTAATGAAAAAACAATTAGAGACTATAGTGTTGCTCAAACTCAATCAACTCAAGATAGCCTTGCTCAACGTGCTGCTTTAATTAAATTACAAAAGGCTGGAGTAGATAATGCTACTGCTCTTGAAATGGTTTCAGATGCAAGTCTAGCTGTTGCAATTAACTCAAAGACAATAGATTCAACTAAATTAAGAGAAATGGCAGCAGATGCTAATCAAGCTAAAAATGAGATTGCAGATCTTAATCTTGAACTACAAAACACTGCTGAGTCATCTAGAAAAGACTTAAAAGTTTTATCATCAACTTTAGATGTTTTACAACAAGTTAAAAATAAATATCCAACTATCACTTCAGATCAACTTTCTGCTCTTGCATCTAATCCAGCAATGATTTCTGGATTTAAAAAACTTTTTGCAGGACTTGGAAGTAAGAGTGAATTAACAAAATTAAAAACAGATTTGGAAGATTGGGTTAATAACTTAGATTTAACTGCTAAACTTAAAGTTAAAATTGATGCAGAGGTTAACCTACCAGACTCATTAAGAGCGCAACTTGATAGCATTGGTTCTAAGATGCAATCATACTTTAGTTTAGCAAAAGCAAAAGTTGAAGCTAGTTTTAGATCTCAAATTAATCCAGCAACAAATACTGTTAAATCTAAGCAAGATGCCGTTGATTCAGCTCAAACAAGACTAGATATAGTACAAGGCAGCATTGATGCTGAAAATAAAAGATATGAAAGACAAACACAAAATATTGAAGAAGAATATAGAACTAGATTATTTAACTTACAAAATAGTTTAAATGATCAAAACAATGCTTTAGAAATAGCTAACCAAGCAGTTGAAAAAGCACAAAAAGAAATTTCAGATAGACAAGAAGCAGCTAGAATGAAATATGATAGCATGTTTAATAAAGATGGAACCCTTAATCAATTTTCAACTGAATTCCTTCAACGCCAAATTGATGCTAGAAATGAAATTATTACAAATACTATTGATAAGCCAATTGAGACATTACAAAACTTAATTGATCAAGCTCAAAGAAGAATTGAAATTAATTTTACAAGACCAATTGATGAATTACAAAAATCTTCAGACAAGTATGCAGACGATTTAACATTAATAGATCATGCAGCAGAAGCAATTAACAAAAAATATGATGCACAAGAAGAAGCTTTAAATAAAATTTCTGCTATTAATGATCAGATTATTGGACAACAAAAGCAACAATTAGATTTAGCAGGTGCAATTTCTTCTGGAGATATCGGCGCAGCTGCAAAAGCTATGCAAGATATTCAGGCCTCTCGTGTTTCAGGAATGGCAAAAACACAACAAGATGCAATTACTGCAGCTCGTACTGGACAAATTAATGCACTTACAGGTGCAACATCTGGACTTACTAAAGATCAAATTGAAGCTAAGCAGTGGGAAATTTCAAGACAAATTTATGCACTTCAACAAGCACAAGCTGCAGAAGATAAGATTATATTTGATTTTAAAGAACAAATTTATGCAAAAGAAGAAGAGCGTAAAATTCAATTACAGGTATTAAACTACCTTGAGTCTTCAATGAATCAAACTATTAAAGACAGACAGGTTGAGCTAGATGCTATTGCCCTTAAAGAAATTGCATTAAAGCCTTTGATAGATGCTCAAGTAGCAGCTCAAAATTCAGTTAATAAAGCGCAGGCTGACTACAATAAATTACTTGATGAAAAAGACACAAAACTTAAAGATGCTGAACAAAAACATCTTGATACATTAGTTTCATATCAAGCTGAACTAAGAGCTGCTGAAGACGCATTAACACTAGCAAATGCAGAACTGCTTAAAGCAGAAACAGCACTTGCTGCTATTCAGAAAGACGTTGATAAAGAACTTGACAAAATTGCAGCAATGGAGCAAGATTGGGCAGATGTTGAAACTGCTATTGCAGATGCTGAATTAGCAACTTTTAGTTTTACACAGGAACTTGGTAAAGCCAAAAAAGCAGCTGATGATTTAGCAGCATCATTAAAAATACAAACTGAAAAAAATATAGCAAAAGCAGAGAGTGATCTTAAGGCTGCAGACGCTGCTTATAAAAAAGCTCAAGCAGAAGCAGATTATCTTCAAAATTATGTAGATAGTTTAGATATTCCAAACGATGTAATGACAAGACAAAAAGCTGAAGCCATTAAAAGACAAGAGGCAGCTCAAAAAGAAGCAGATAGACTAAAAGCAATATCTGATCAAGCAGAAGCAGATAAAGCAGAAGCACTTAGACTTAAAGCAGTTTCAGATGCTAAAAATAATGTAACAGTAGTTCCACCAGTATCAGTTACTAAGACTATGGCTCAAGGTCGTATTGATCACCCTGGAATGCCAGACTTTGTTCTTGCTAGTATGGGATATAAATCAAGTGGCGGAATGATTCCAAAATATTTTGCAGCAGGTGGACTTTCTCGTGGAACTGACACTGTACCAGCAATGCTTACTCCTGGAGAATTTATAATGAGTAAATATGCAGTTCAGTCTCACGGAGTAGATAAAATGAAAGCAATGAATAATGGAGCGCCTATAGGCGAGTCAGTGTATAATTATAGTGTTAATGTAAATGTTAAGTCTGATGCAAATCCAGATGAAATTGCAAGAGCAGTAATGATGCAAATTCGTCAAGTTAGTGATCAGAAAATTAGGGGGAATAGATATTAATGCCTACAGCAAATGATGCTAACTCAGCATACCTTCAAGGTAGAAAGAAATATGGCAGACCACAAGCAATGCTTTGGTCAGAAAATGCAGGAACCCTAAAAAATGGAATTTATGTTCCTTACGGATATGAAATTGGAGCAACAATTCCAGAAGATGCAGATCCATCATTAATAAATCAATTTATGATTTTATCTGACGATAACCGTGACGGAATTCAGATGAGTACAAATAGAATTGAAAAGCGTGAAAGAATGATTAATGGCCGTATGAGATCTTATCACATTGCCGATAAAATAACAATTTCTACATCTTGGAAAAATCTTCCATCACGTTCATTTAGCCTGCCACCAGAGTTTAATGATGAGGGTATATCCATACTAAGAAATCCAGGGAACAGGTCTGACAATGCCCTTCCAGCCTCTGTAACAGGCAAGAATACAAACCTATCTCAACAATATACTACAGATGGTGGAGCAGGCGGAGTAGATCTACTTGACTGGTATGAAAATCATAAAGGATCTTTTTGGGTCTATCTTGCCTATGACAAGAAATCTAACTTTGGTACTGATGATAATTCCTATGGTCATCTTAGTCAATATAATCAATTAGTTGAAGTTTTCTTTTCTAATTTTAACTACTCTATAACTAGTCGTGGAGCCAACAACTATGATTTTTGGGATATTGATATTACACTGGAAGAAGTATAATGTTTATCAATTCAGAATTACAAGAACATTTAGAGACTTCTTCAACAATTAAAAATCAGTCTGCGGTAATTGCAGAGTGGAACATGAACATACCAACAAACATTCATACTATTGGAAACTATCGCTATAGACCTAGTGACCAAAACTCTATTTATAATTCAATCCCTAATTTTTTCAGTGGCGATGAAA